TGGCGTGCTGCCCGCATCTTGCCACGTTTTGCTGTTTTCCGCAACAGGCGTCCACGTCTCAGGCGTGTCAGGCTCAGGCTCCCACTTCTTGCGACCATTTGCGACCACAGACGCCGCGCACACGATGGTCGCGCTGTCACTCTGCACGCGGTTGCATGTGGCGCTGACAGTTGCTACGCAGGCGGCGGTGGCGCTGTCCTGATATACCGCAACGGCGCTTGCCGTTGTGGACGCCTGCACAGCAATCGCAGCAGCGCCATCACGAACCCTCAAACCAGACGCAGCAACGGATGCGGCAGCGGATATGGAAGCGGAGCCAATATGCACGCGCTCAGCGGCAGCCGTGACGCTGGCAGACGCTGCAATCGTGGCAGACGCCTCCCTGACGCGCGTGGCAGACGCGGCAACGGATGCGGCGACGGCAATGGTGGCGCTGGCCTCTCGAACGCGATTAGCAGCAGACGCGGTGGTCGTAACCGTCTCGATGATCGACGCCGCGCCGCGAACGCGCACAGACGCGGCGGCGGTGGCGGATGTGACGGCAACAATGGAGGCAGCGCCAATAATAGCGCCGTCCAAGCCGTAATTGTAGCTGCCGTAGGTGCTTCGCCCGTAGCCGCTGCGATACGTCATTAGTCTAGCGTGATGTCGAGATCGCCCGCAGGAATGCGGAACACGTCGCCGGTGTCAATCGTCTTGCTGGCAGTCAGGTTGGCGTAGGCCAGCAGATTGCCGCCAGATGACGCGTCAAATATGCCGACAGCAACAACGGTGCCATATCCCGCCGTGGCGACGGGCCACTCCTCGGCGGCGCTGTTTGTGGCCGTGTTGCCTGACACGGTGAACGCCGTGGCCTGACGCGCGTAGCCCCCGCCAGATACCTCTGTGCCGCCGCCGGTATCGGATGGCGCAACGGTGTAAAGCGCGGTGTGCCATTCTGTCGGGCGTGTCGCGCTGTTGGCGGTAAACGCCCATGTCAGAACGGTTGTCTCGAAGGTGTTGGTGAAGCTCATCTCAATACGCCTTTATCTTCATGCGGCGACCAGATCCGCCGAATTTCGCTTTATCATTGTCTGCGTTTATACCACCAATCGCGTTCGCATACAAAGATGACCACACTTGCAAACGCGCATCGTCTTTCAGATACGGCGCAGAATGCGACAGAGCGCCATACAAATACGCGTCGGGGAAGTATTCCAGCAGCCAGTTAGACGTGTTGCTGTCAGATAGCGCGCCGATCTTGGCGTAGTAATACAGCTCCGTCGCATATGTGCCATCGGGAACGGGGAACACCTCGATCTCGCCAGCCGTGATCGCGTAGTAGCGCGGCTCGTATGTGGCGTTGGCCGTGCGGCGTTTGCGCTCCAGCAGCTGAAACTGGCTCAGCAGCTCAAGCGGCTGCGTGTTGCCCGAGGTAATATACATCCGTATGACCTCGTAGAAGTCGGCAGGCACGGCGCTGTACTGCGTGTCAATGTTTGCCGTGGCGCGCTTCTCCTGACGCCAGTGGCGTATCTGCCGGTTCATGTCTGCCTCGGCCAGCGAAATAAACGTCGGGATGACGCTCGTCAGGTCATCGCGGTCAAGGAAGTCTGCGATGCTGGATTGCAGCTCTGCGTATGTTGTTATGGGCATTGCGTTGCCTTTATCACTGTGTTAACATTCACCCCTACATGGGAGGATAGCATGATTGACGTAGACTTAGCTAGAGAGCTGATCGTTTTAAAAGCCAAAGACCTTGGTTTGGAGGACGAAAAACTTGACCAGATGGACGAACTGGTGTGCGAGCTTTTAGGCGTTGAAGACGCAGACCCGCTCATCTTTCCATCCTAGACAAGTAATCTAATATACCCTCAAGCACTTCCGGCGTTATTTGCTGCGCTGGCATAATGGTTTTAATTGCATGCGTTTTGTGCGCTTCATTTAACGCCTGACCGCTTTTGGTTGTTTTGCCTTCCATCGCGTCATACACGTTTCGGAACAATAAGCCTTGCGGAACAGGTGGAAGAGATCCAGCATAATCACCGGCGATCTGTGTGTTATACGTTGAGTGCGGAACGTTAGCGCGTGGTAAGTTGCCCTTCGGCTCGTTGTACATAAGCGGCGCAGACGTATCTATCTTTGCGGCTCCAAGGCCAAACATGCCAGCGGGCATATCTCTTTGCGTTGGGTCAGTTACGCTGTAACGCGCCTCCGCTGGGCTTGGAAAACCTTGCTCCTGCATGGGCGCGCTTTCCATTAATCGGATAAATGATTTACGCTTCGGCGACGATGTTGACGTAACCCATTCGCGCAGCTTTGGCGAAAGAACGCCAACAAAGTCGGGATCTATTGCACGCATAACCTTGTCAAACTCTTTAGCTGACTTCTTGGTTATCTTTGCGCCTTTCACAAGCTCGGCCATTGCAGCGCCAGTAAATGTGGCAAAGTCATTAGCGTCTGGAGACATGCTGCCCGTAAGGCCAAATATATCTGCGCCTTCAAAGTCGCGTGACGCTTTTTCCGCTTCACTTTCAATGCGCTTGATAATGCTTTGGTTTGACGCCCAAATAGCGCGGTCTTGCTGGGCCGCTGGGCCGCGCATGAAATCAACGCCGCCTTCTGTATATACCGGCTCGTCAAATTTTAAATCGTTTACGCCTTCAACTAACAAGCCGCGTGCTGTGCGATCACCATAAAACGGTAAAACAACTTTGCCTTCCATGTCTTCCCATGACATTGGCTGGCGCGGCAAGTTTTCGCCAGTGTCCGACATCTGCACGTCAGTGTCCGAAAGATAGCCGCGCATTTTTGGCTTCTGATAGCCAAGCGGATCAAGCTCTTCTTTTTTTGGCCCTCGTCCAGATGCCGTCGTCAGCAAGCCAGCAGACTTAGAGGCGTTGGCGGCCATAATATCGGACAAGTGCGCCAGTCTGGGGTCGGCACGCGCAGAGCGGGAGCGGATGTTGGCGGGATCAAAAATCGTGTATTCGCCAGCGCCGCCTACGCCTGCAAAGCCTTGCTCGGAAACCCTTTGCTCTGCCAAGCGGTTCATTGCATCTTCTGTTGTTGCGCGAGCTTGGTCAGATTCTTTAGGGTTGGCTTTAGCAACATCATCTAATGCTTTGAAATATTCATCGTCGTAGCTGCCTTTTTCTATCAGCTTACCTTTAGTCAGCAGCGGATAATACGTGCCTGACGTGCCAGCTTCCCGACCTCTTGGCTCAGCGTAATATCGTGAAGCCCCTATGTCTCCGTCTCTCACCGGATCAACATAAACGCCTCGCCCGTAAGCGCCAGCGGTGGACGGACGGAAAGCCAATATGTCAGGCGTTTCAGTAGTGCCAGCCGTTTCCTTTGACGTGCCGTGCATGCCCTCGCGCCTATATCCCATCTGGAATAGCCGCTGCGCGCGGCTCTCTGCATCCATCGGCAAGTCGTAATTTTCAAACAGATACTGGTTTAGCTGCGTTGTCTTTACGCTGTCGCCCATGTCAAACATGTCGTCGGTAATATTGGCAGCCTCACCCTCCTTCAGCATGTTGAGGATCATGTCGCCGCGTTCTTTCGGGGCGCTTGGCAGCGATGGCTTCGTTGGCCTTAACGTGCTTGCTGCAAGCCCGCCGCCAGTCATGGCCAAGCCAGACATGGCAAACGCATCGTTTAAAGCGTCTGCGCGTGGCGGCACGCCTTGCGCGTATTCTCTAGCAGATTCAACACCGCGCGTGCCGCCGGTAATAAGATCCACCAAACCCTGCGGCACGGCAGGCGTTGCTTGGCCAGACCGCAAGGCGTCAAATATAGACATCCCCTGCGGCGCGTCTACCGGCAGAAACGTAGACCGGCGCTTGCCCTCTTCCGGCGCAAGCAGCCCCATCAGCTTGCCAGCCATGCTGTTGCGGTTGCGATATTCGCGGCGCAGCTCGTCAAGCTCCGCAGGCGTGCGATACATCGCCTCTTCTTGCATCTGCAGATTAAAGTCGCGCGGCGACAGGTTAAATATGTCTATGGTCGCCATATCAACAATCCCACGCGCGGCGCGACCAGTAATTCGCGCTCAGCTTGCTCGACTTGCCCTTGATGCCGCCGGAGCGTGCGCAGTAGGACGCCTTGCGTTTCGGCTGATCCTTCTTGATGGACATGTTGGGGTCGCCAAAGTTAACCTTCTTCACCGTGTCGCCCTCAACCGCCAGCACCTCAAACTTCTTCGGGCCACCGCGTCGCGGCTCATTCACCGCAGAAAACCCGTGGCGCTTCTTGGCTGCTGCGATCTTCTCTGCCTTCGTGCGCGCCATGCTACTTCTTCTTTGCTGTCTTAGCTGATTTCTTAAATGCCTTTGCGGTAGGCGCTCCTTTGCTGCCTACCTTGCGCATCTTCTCGCCAGACCCAGCAGCGATGCGCTTACGCTTCTCGTGGATATAATGGTATAAACCCTTCTTCGGCATCCTATGCTCCTTCGCCCCACTGGACGCATTTGTAATCGGTTGCGCGGTATGCAGGAAACATCTGCCGCGCGTATTCCAGCCCGCTCGGTATGGATTGTATGCACTGGCTCTCGCTCTGCATCACGGGGCTGCCAAACGAAAAGCAATTACCCTCGACGCTGCAAAGCAGAAGCAGCGCCGTCCACATTATTTCTTCTTCTTCGCGTATGACACCTTTTTGCCGGACTTCTTGGCAGCGGCTTTGGCTTTCGCCATGCCTTTGGGCGTGTACGCGTAGTGCTTCGATCCAACTTTGGGCATTGTAACCTCCGTTATATCTTTCAGCATAATAACATTAAAACGCCAAAAAGAAACCCCGCGCGCGCAATGGGAGGAACGCGGCGGGGCCAAGTTGCGCGAGACAGGGAGGAAACTCGCAATGAAGCATAGATAGCGCGAGCAGGAGCGCTTGTCCATGTGGGGGTAGGGTAAACGCTTTTACGCGGTCACGCAATCCCCTGCAAATTGCGCTTGAGCGCACCACGCCAACGTGACATCGGCCCGCTCAGGGCCGTTGCCGCGTCTGACGCCATCGTCAGGCACACGGCGTCGGCAAGGTCAGGCGAGCGCAGGCCGCGCTTGCGCATGGCGTCCTTGCTCTCGGCAGCCATCTTCCCAGAGGACGTGAACGCGTAGCGGATGCCGGTCAGGTCAGCCAGCAGCTCGTCGTCGTTGGGCAGCTTGCACGAGCGATCCTCCAGCCACGCCTTGCACTTGAACCACAGCTCCGTGCGCAAGTTGTTATATGTCTCCTTCATCGCGGGAGCCTCGGCGACGTTCACGCCGCGCACGGGAGCGCCAAGCTCGTGCATCCGATCCACGACGCCCGACCCTATGCCAATGCTGTCAACAAGGATCTCGCTGGGCTGCTGCGACGGGGGCAGCGCATCATACTCAGCCATCACGCGGCCAACGGTCTGCATCAGATCGAGGCCGCGCCACGACTTAATCTCCGTAATCACGCTGCCCTCGCGCTTGCAGAACGCGGTGCGGTCGGTGCCAAAGCGCGCAGGGTCAATCGCCCACACGGCGCGCGTATTCGGCACAACCTCGATGTCGCGCCGCATCGCGGCCTCGGCCAAGTGGTACGGCACAATCGTGTCGTCATCCGCCAGCGGAAACTCGCCAAGCACGCGGATGCGGAACGCGTTGCTCTCCTCCCCGTAGCGCATGCGCATCTCGTCAACGAACTCGTCGCTGACAAGCGGGCTGTCAACGCACGACCAACGCCGCGTCCACCAGCTATTCGCCATGCGCGTCTGGCTCTCGTAAAACGTGCCGCTCGATCGCGTGGGGTTGCTCAGCAGCACCGTGGTGGCGCTGTGGCCAGACATGCTGCCAGCAGCAGCCTCGAACACCTTCTCCGGCACACCCGACGCCTCGTCGATGACCAGCAGAACATGCTCGCTATGCACTCCGGCCAGCGCCTCCGGCGTTTCGGCGCGAGACGTGCGGGCCGAGATGAACGCTTCGGACGCGGCAGCGGTAAGCTCAACGCGGTCGGACTTCACCGTAACCATGTCCTTCAGATTTTGCGGCAGCTCGTTGATCCACCGCTTCATCTCCGCGAAGAGCGCGTCAAAGAGCTGGCCAGATGTCGGCGCGGTAACGACAACCTTATTCGGAAAGCGCAGAAACAGGAACCATAGCATCGCCCAGCTGGCAGACGTCGACTTGCCGGTGCCGTGCCCAGAGCGCACGCTGATCTTGCGCTCGCCGGACGCAATGGCCGCCAGAAACTCGGCCTGATATGGCAGCGGGTCAGCGCCAAGCACCTCGCGCACAAAGCGCACGGGGTCGTCGTAGTATTCCACTACAAAATCGTCAAACGGGTTGGCGTCACTCATCCGACACCTCCACATATTCCGCGTCAATCGTGGCGGCTTCGGCCTCGCTGTTCACGCGCTTCATGTCGGCGCTGAACTTGCGCAGCGCATCCAAGTGCAGATCCCCAATGGAAAGCGTGACATTGCTCTGCGGGCGCGTGCCGTAGCGCTCCTGAT